GAAACGAGGTGACAATGTGGAAGAACCAATCAATACAAAAGTTCCAAAAACAAAAAATGAACAAAAACAAGTAGACAATCTTAAACAAAAGTTTGATGAGTTGTTTGCTTAGGAGATTATTATGTGGATAGGTTTAACAATATTGTTTTTCTTGATAAGTATCTTTACATCTGTATTGGTATATTATTCATTGAGAAGAATAACACAATATGAAGAATTGATTTTAGAAATTCAACAAGTGATTAAATTTTCAACAGACAAAATGAAACTTGTTGATTCTAAAGGACATTATGAATCAGACGATGAGACTGGTTTTTTCTTTGAACAACTAAAACAAATTCAATTATCTTTAGATGGGATATTTGAAGAGGAGACACAAGATGCCAAAAAAGAAAAATAAAGAAGTTAATGATGTAAAAGCTGAGATTAAAAAAATAGTTAAAAAGAAAAAACGAAAAGTTTATTTTGGACAAGAGGTTCAAAATGCAGTTGTAGAATATAATTCATCAACAAATGATGAAGAGAGAAATCAAATTTATGGAAAAAGAATACATGCAGCATTTGATAAGTTAGCAGAAAATATAATCAATACATTTAAATTTACTTATTTTGATTATGGGTTTGAAGATATAAAACACGAAGTAGTTGCCTTTATGGTGATGAATATGCATAAGTATGACCACACAAAAGGTTCAAAAGCATTTAGTTATTTTTCAGTTGTGGCTAAAAATTATTTAATTTTACATAATAATAACAATTACAAAAAATTAAAAACCCACGATAAAATGGATGTATTGGATAGACATAGAAGTATGGATTCTAATTACGAATCTGATTTCATTACTTTAACTAATGAAATTATAGAATATTTTGATTCCAATATGAATACTATTTTTAAAAAAGAAAGAGATTTAAGAATTGGATATGCTATTATTGACTTGATGAAACAAAGAGATGATATAGAAAATTTTAATAAAAAGGCTATATATATCTTAATAAGAGAAATGACAGATGTCGAAACAGCTCATATTACATCAGTTGTGAATGTTTTAAAAAAACACTATAAAAAATTATTAAATCAATATCATAAAACTGGCACTATTGTTTATAACTTTTCAGGTTCATTCTTTTAAATACTAAACCCTCTTAAATGAGGGTTTTTTATTTCAGACAATTTCTCACAAATTTTATATTTATATATGAATAAGTCTATCTATAGGAGATGGTATGTCAGAAAAAAATGAAATATTTGAGGGAAAAACTTTCCAAGATTTAACAAAAGATATTTATGAAAATACTACAAAACGTAAAACTCAAATCGATTTGTTAATATCAGAAATACACGGATTCATTACAACCATTGATGATGTGGTTTTGGTTGCACCTATTATAAAAGAATATATGGATACGGCTGTAAGAAACGATGAACACTTGGTAAAACTCGCTGGTGTATTACAGAGAATTATATCCAAATCACAAGGTGAATCAGATGAATCAATGTTATTAAGTGATGAAGAAAAAGCAGACTTAATGGGAACACTTCAAGATACTGTGGCTGATTTAGAAAAGGAAAGTCAAAGACTTGAAACAATAAAAGACAAAACAATACAAAAAGGATTTTCGGAGAGTTAAATGAGTTCTTTGTTTAAAACAATACCTGGAAAAACGATAAAAGGATTCGCTGGTAAAGAGTATCCAGTACCTTTTTATTTACAATTTGTACCTGGTTATGTGGTTGATGTTGTACATTCACACGAAAGTTTAAGATATACTGGTGAACAAAGTATAAACACAATTATAGCTCTACCTCATGTCTCTAATAAACCTTTAAAGAATAGAGCTAATGCTAATGAGGATTATAGATATTATCCATTGTTTAGGGGTATAAATGATATTCCATCAAAAGGTGACCCCGTATTATTATGTACTATTAATAAAATTAATTATTATTTAGGGCCATTAAATACATTAGATAATAATCCAACTTGGAACAATGAACCAAGACCAACTAAAAGACAAGAAAGAATACCAGCTATAGTTAAAGGGTTATCAAAAATTAAAAGAGCTATTTTCTCTGATGATTCAAGTCCTAATTTTAATAAACAAACAATTTTTAAAAGATTAGTCAAAGTAAGAAAAGAAGATTTAGATTATGGTAAGGCAGTTTATGAAACAACAGGTGATTATATAATTGAGGGTAGACATGGGAATAGTATTCGTGTTGGTAGTAGAAGTAATAATCCATATGTATTTTTATCTAATGGTAGAGCTCCTTTAAATCAATTTGAATCAATAGGTGATGGTAGTTTAATAAGTATAACATCAAATGGAACTTTACAACAACACTTTGGGGGTTATGTTGATAGTAATGAAAATACATTATTTGGTTTTCAGTTAGCTTCAGATTTGGTTATTGGAAATGAAACAAGTCCAGATAGAACTATGGGTAGTGTGGTTTCAAATGTAAACAATGACCAAGACACTACAGAATTAATTTATGATTATAATGGTAATCAAATGTTATTTCACTCTGATAGAATAACCATAAATTCAAAATTAGATGATATATTTTTATCATCTAATAAAGATATACATATTGGAACAAAAAGACATTTAACCATCACGACAAATAAAAATTTAGTGATAGATTCAGATAGAACATTTTTAGGAAATCCATTTAAAACAGATATGGATAATTTAGTGTTGGGTAAAAAATTACAAGAAGTATTAAATGATATTGTAGATATATTTTCAAAAATGCAGGTGATGACTCAAATTGGTCCACAAAATATTTTACCAATAACTGAACCTGATATTCAATCTGTTAAAACAAAAATAGAATCTATTATAAGTAATAAACATTTTATAGAAGAACAATAAAGAGGAAGTTATGAAAAAGAAAAAACCAAATATAAAAACTATAATAAGACAAATCGTTAGAGAAGAAGTTGCAATGGCTATTAAAGAAGTCATTACTGAATTGAAACAACCAATTGAATCTCAACCAAAACCTAAAAAAATAGTTGAGAAAAAATCATTCACGGCAAATTCAGTATTGAATGATGTATTGAATGAAACAGCTCAAGATGGTGATTGGAAAACATTAGGTGGTGGTGAGTTTACAACTGATAGAATGAATGAATTAGTTGGTAGGCAATATGGTGATATGATGAATGACACACCACAACAAGTTCCATCAAGTGACCCGATGAGTCAATTTTTAAATAAAGATTATAGTGAAGTGTTAAAAAAGTCAATTGAAAAATCTAAAAACAAACTTGGAAGATAACAATGGGATTAAAGCAAGATTTAATTGATGGAGTTGTTAAAGCAGCTAGAGAAACAGGTTTTCCAGATGAGAGAGATATAGATACATCACCTGGTTCAACTATAGAACGTAACGCTGAATATATGAAAGAAGCGATAGTTGATTTTTTAATCAAGTGTGAATTTAGAATTACACAACTTAATGCTCCAGTTGTATTAGAAGATTTTAAAATTCCAAGACAAGGGGTTGACTTAGAACCTAAAACTTTAGTAGGAGATAAAGCACCAATAATTGACGCTTTTAAAATAATACCTGGTGGAGGTGCTGCGGCTGATGCTATTCAAAATACTTTACGAAAAGTAACAAAACCTTTATTGCGTGGTGGTGCTTTTCTACCGAACATAGATGTAGAAAAAGATGGTGGTGGTTTAAATTCAACAGGTTATGTTTACATTGGAACTAATCCAGATTCACAAGATACATTCGATGTTGATGACGAAAGTGGACAAAGACAATTTACAACTGTAAAATTAATTAGAGATGATATTGAGGATTTATTATAATGGCTATTAAAGATACATCAAAAAAACCATATATTCAAGATAATGATACTCGTGTAAAAATTGGTATTGATTTACCAATTCGTAGAGATGATAACTTGGATGGTTTTTTTGCATCAACCTCAACGACTATTGAAGCTGTAAAAAACAACATAAGAAATTTATTACAAACTAATGAAGGTGAGAGATTTTTTCAACCTAATTTAGGTTTGAATTTAAAACAACTTTTATTTGAACAAGTTACGGATGAAAATTTAATTTCTATCCAAGATACTATATTGGATAAGTTTGAATTATGGTTACCTTTTGTTGAAGTTAGAGATATTCAATTTTTAAGTAATGGTGATGATACATCAATAGGAGTAAATGAAATTAGAGTTAAAATAGATTTTAACATTAAACAAGACCCTAATACTTTAGATTCTGTTAGTATAAATTTCAATAGTGATATTTCAGATACAGATTCTACGACATTAAGTGGTGGATATTAATTGGAGATAAAAAATGCCAACATATGGTAAAGAAAATTTTAAAGAATCAAATGTAAATTATTTAAATAAAGATTTTACAGCATTGAAAACATCTTTGATGAATTATGCAAAATCTTATTTTCCAAATACATATCGTGATTTTAATGAAACATCACCTGGTATGATGTTATTGGAAATGAACGCATACGTTGGTGATGTATTGTCATTTTATATCGACCAACAATATCGTGAAATGTTATTACCATTAGCTGAGGAGAGAAGAAATGTAATTAATTTAGCTAAAATGTTTGGATATAAAGTTAAACCAATTGTTCCAGCATATGTAGATTTAACTTTTACAGCAAACGTAAATGCTAAAAGTGGAAATCCATCAGAGGTTGATTATTCAGACGCTGGTATTTTTTCAAGTGGAATCCTTGTTGGTTCATCCACTAATACTGAATTATTTTTTACAACACTTGAACCAATTGATTTTACAATAGAGAAAGAGGGAGATACATCAACTGTAGCGAGTGTTGATAACGCTGGAATAGCTACAACTTATACTTTAACAAGAACTGTCAGAGCTATTAGTGCAACTGAAAAACAAATATCGTTTCAAATTGGGGTACCTGAAAAATTTAAAACACTTACAATACCTGATACCAATGTTATAGATATTATTTCTTGTATAGATACAAATAACAATAAATGGTATGAGGTTGATTTTTTAGCACAAGATAAAGTTCCTATTGAAACTCATTATACTGAGACGGATAGAGTTTCATCATATGTTGATTTTGAAGGTAATGTATCTGAACAATCTGTTCCCTTTTCATTAACTTATATTGATTCACCAAAAAGATTTACTCGTGAAACCAATGAAGATAATACAACTTCACTTGTGTTTGGTAATGGTGTATTGAACAACGGTATAGATGGAACTATTGACCAAGGCTATATAGATTTAGAACAAATTGGTATTGTGATTCCAGGTCAAACAAATGATTTAAATGATTCCATTGACCCATTATTAGGGAATGAATATTCCACATTGGGAGAAGCTCCAAACAACACCAATTTAACATTTACTTATCGTATTGGAGGTGGTATAGAAGCTAATGTACCAGCTGATGATTTAACAACACTTCCATCAACCATTAATGTAATAGGTGGTAACACCTCAGCTGGATTATCAACTGTAACAAATAATCAACCAGCTCGTGGTGGTAAAAACGAAGAGGACACACTTGAAATACGAGAGAAAGCAAAAGCGTTTTTCACAACACAAAACAGATGTGTTACAAAAGAAGATTATGAAGCAAGAATATTAAACATACCAGCTAAGTTTGGAAATATAGCTAAAGTATATGTTGATAGATATATACCCCCAAGTTCTGATAGTGAAGGTCTTTCTATTCAGACAATTAATGCAAGTATAACTGGTTTAAACTCTGATGCTCTAAATCAAACACAACTTATACAAGACCTTATAGAATCAAATCCTTTAGAAGAAATAGATGATATTCAAGATTTTTTAGATACAATAGATAATATGGCAGGAAACACTATAAATCATTTAGACAATCAAGGAAATTATGTAAACGCACTTAATCAATACACACAAGAATTTATATTAAATGACCCACCATCAGTAAACATTTATATATTAGGTTTAGATGGTACGGGTAGATTGGTGGGTAATAGACATTTCCCATCTAATGGTTTACCAAATATATTAAAAAACAATATAAAAAATTATTTAGAAAATTTTAAAATTTTAACAGACAGTATAATAATTAATGATGGTTACATTGTTAACTTTGGTGTAATATTTGATGTTATAGCTGAAAAATATGCAGATAAACAATTAGTAAAAATAAATTGTATTCAAAAAATTAAAGAATACTTTAACATTAATAAAATGCAATTCAATCAACCAATTTATAAAAGTCAATTAGAATTTGAATTAATGGGTGTTGAAGGTGTTCGTTCAATTGGACATATAACCATTACTCAACACGATGATTATCATTATAATAGTACAGATGGTGCTATTTTACCTGAAAAAACATTTCAATATTCATTCAGTACTAATCAAGATTTATCTGTTGATATTGATGGTGACAATGTGAATGATGGTCAGTTTACAACGGAAGGTGGTACAGCTGGTTATGGATTTAAATATAATTTTGCAAATGCTTTATCCGATGATGGAACAATTATAGTTCCACCAAATGTTGCAACACCAACGGTTTTTGAATTAAAGAATCCAAATCAAAACATTCAAGGGAGAGTTAGATAATGCATCATTTTATTTTTCCAACACAAGACACTTGGATTTCAAGTGGTAGTAGTAAAATAGATGGGACTTCTTTCAGAGACCAAAACTTTGGAAGAGACCAAATACTTGAAGTCAAAAAAGAATTTTTCAATAGTACATTTGACCATCCAACAAGAGCGTTGGTTCAATTTAGTGGAACTGAATTTACAGAACTCTCTAAGTCAGTAGCTGATGGAACGATTACAAATCCAAAATATTATTTAAGATTATTTGAAGCTGAGGGTAATGCTGAAATACAAGGAGACTACACTTTAGCGTTTCAACCCATATCACAATCTTGGACTGAAGGTACTGGTAAGTTTGGTGATAGACCAAAAAATACAAATGGATGTAGTTTTGATAATCGTTCAAATCCAACTGGTGGAACTGCAGTGCCTTGGGCTAATCCTGGAGTAACAGTATTAAACGTAAGTTCATCAACACAAACATTTTCTAATCAATCACCTGATGTCAATGTTGAAATAACAGATATGGTAAACATGTGGTTGACAAGTCAAGAAGAAAATTATGGAATCTTAGTTCGTTTTAATTCAACACAAGAAACTGATAGTGAAACATTTGGACATTTAAAATTCTTTTCAAGAAACACACACACAATATATCAACCTAAATTGGAAGTTAGATGGAATGATTCATCATTTGATTCTGATTCTACTGGTAGTTTAAACACATTAGATACAACTGGAACAGTTGATAACTTTTTATATATGAGAGGTTTAAGAGAAGAATATAGAGAAGGTGAAAGAGTTAAGTTTAGAGTTGGTGCTAGAAAGCGATATATTCAAAAAACTTTTTCAACATCAGTTCAAACCATAAGTAGTTCTTGGTTTCCATCAAATAGTGGTTCATATGCGATTAAAGATATAGCTACTGATGAATTTATTGTTCCATTTAGTGCTTATACATCAATGAGTTTAGATTCGGATGGTATGTTCTTTAATCAATGGTTGGATGGATTCTATCCTGATAGGGTTTATAAAATACAATTAAAATTAAAATATAATGATGAACAAGAACAAATATTTGATAATGATTTTGAATTTGTAGTTAAAAGGAAATAGTTATGGCTGAACTAAATGCACAGGCAGAATTTAATAAATTAGAACAACTTATGGATAGAATCTCAAATGAGATTTTAGAACCCACAGGTAATCTTTCTGTAAGTAATGTAAGTCCAAGAACAGTTAGTAACAATCAAAAAACAATTCGTGATGGTATAGTTCAAGTTGGTAGAGATATAAGTGAAAAACTTGTTTTATATCAAAAAGACGCTAGAGCTAATTTAGATGACAACATAGTTGAATTACAAACTATCGCTAATAGTATAGATTTCACCACATTATTAGTACATGTTGAAATATCAGATTCAAATCAAGATGGTATTATAACACCAAATGAAGATATAGTTTTAATAAAAATATCAGATAATCAAACATATAATAATTTAGATATAACACCACTTTTATTTAACTCTTCTGGTAGAACATTAAATGTTAGTCAATTCATTCCATTACAACAATCTGGTTCAATTATAAATGTAGAACAAGCTAATGAATTTTTAGATACAAACATTTATGAATTATTACCTGAAGGTGATTTAAGACAACAAAGAATTACAAGATTTTTTAGTGAGCTTGATGCATTGTTACCACCTGAACCACCAAACTTTGATAAATATAATTCATCTGGTGAACTAACTCCAGATTTAAGAGTTGATAGAGATGAATTTGGTGATTGGATTGGTAATGAACAATATAGTAGGAACAATAGTATTTCTTATTCACAAGAAAATACAGATACAAATATTGATGAAGAGGAGGCTTATTTTCATAGATTAAAATCTAGTAGTGTAAAAAAACTTGATAGTAAAGCTAATCCAAACAATGAAAATCAAAATAAAACAATTGAAGATATTTATGATAGAATAAAAGTTTATTTGGATGATATACTTGAACAAGATATAATTGTTCAAGATGAAAGACAAGAGTATGAAAGACAATCACCAGGATATTTACAATTCAGAGATTTAAATCAAGGAATAATTATAAGAAATGCAAATCAAGATTTTATACCTGGATTAGACCCAAACAATCCAACTTGGTTAGACACTGGTTTTACAATTACTATGTGGGTTAGGTTTTTGGATAAAACATCTCAAGGAACTTTATTCAATTATGGAAATCCAATGAGAGGTGTTAATAATGGTAATTTACCACAAGATAGTAATGCTTTTGGATTTAAATTAGAAACTTATGTATTAAATAGAGATGATGAATGTTTAAATCCGGATTTTAATACTTGGGGTGATGCTGCAAATGATAACGAAATAAGTCAAGGATATTTTTTAAATTCATCATCTGCTAGATTTGTCAGATTAGTTGTTCGTGATTTTGGAACGGGTTTTGGGGAAACTGCTGATGGTGAGAGTTTAGATATGACAACTCAAATAAGATTAAGAGATTCACACGTTGGGTCAAATTCGTTAACTATTGAAAATTCAACTAGATTTGATAAATTAAATGCTGAGATTCCATACATAAATTCTTCTCAAATAGGTAACGCAGTTTCTAATCACACTAGATTATTAAATACAACATTCATACCTGAAAATTTTACTGAATGGTATTTTATATGTGCTACTTATAATCCAAATATCTTAGAAGATGAATCTCATTCCGAAACAGTAAACAATCAAGTTTTTGTTGGAGATTCAATTACAGAAAGAACTCCTTTGTATTGGAATAATTATATAATTCCAAAATTTTCTGATAGTGATAATTATGAATCAACTGCAAATTCAGGTTATGGAAATAGGTGTAAAGTAGAAATCATCTCACGAACAGACTTACTACGAGCTCGTGGTTTTAAGGTAGAGTAAAATGGCTTTTAATAGAGATAATGTGAAATCACCAACTTTTGAGATTGAAGGCGTTGATATGGAGCAATCATTAAATGAATCCTTTGACCCATATAGTGGTATTGATATTCAGAGTGAATTTAAAAATACTATAAGAAGTTTAAAACAAACTAATCAAGATGGTAGAGTTCCATTGGGAATGTTTTACTTTAAAGATGACAATGTGTTTCAAGACAACTTACCTAATATTATTAAAGATGATAATGATTTATTTACACAAATTGAAAAACCAAATATGGTACAAAATGGTGATTGTAAATTTATACAAAAAACCTATGTATCAAGTGTATCCAAAGCGAACGAAAATGTAGACGCTGCAGAAGATGGTGTTCCAATTGTTTTTAAACCTCAAGGTGGTTGGACATTTATGACTGAACAAGGTGTGGCACCAACAATATCTCAAGTTGTAAACACCAACGATGGTATGAGAGTAAAAATAGGTGGTGGATTTGGAAAAGCTAGATTAGAAAAAAAAATTGGTGATGAATTATCTCCAGGTGTTGTGTATGATGAAGATATGGCGAAGGAGATGCATGGTGGTTTAAATTTACCAAATATATCAGATACTGAGTTTAATGGGCAAAATTATACAGAATATTATTTAAATGATGGACAACTTACTTCGTGTGTGGTTAGAATTGAACTTAATAGAGATAGAAGAAGTTTTTTAGGATTATATACTCAAGGCCCTAACAGTACTTTTAATGATGGTGAACTATTACTTGTTGGTAGAATTTATTATCAAGATGAAGAGAAAACAATAAAAAGTGGTAATGATGGTATGGATGAAACCGAATACTATGATGACCATATATGTCATCAGGTAGAAATTTTAAGTCCTCATTTAAATACATATAGTAATGATGGTGGAGTAGAACGAGGTTATCATTTAGTTGATTTACAACAACATCGATTTGGTGGTGGTGGTGGAAATCAACATGGTACAATAATGACACCATTGGGTGATGACAATCAAGGTGGTAGTTATGGTTGGAAAACCCAAACAGCATATGGAGGGTCGAGAGTTTATTTAATGGTTATTGATAAAACCGTATATGGTGGAAATATAACTCGTGGACCAACACATAGTCAAGGAGGTAACTCTCAAATACCAACTAGTACAGATTTAGAAGAAGATAATACGTCTGTAGACCATCAATTAAACTATGGATATGATGGAGCAGGTTATCAAAAATCCATAGTGCCTGTTACTGTTTATAACGGACAATGGTGGTTTGTAAGAAATGATGATGGTTTTAAAGATGGTGATGTAAATTGGTATAAAGATAATTATGATGATGATGGAAACCTTATAGAACAAGAAGAATTTGACGATGGAACACCCTTTCCATTAAGAGGCCCAATCCCTCGAGCAGAATTGGATAAACATTTTATCATGGCGGAGATAAAAGCTGATACACTAACTAGTGGAGTAGATAGCATAGATTTATATGAAGTATTAAGAAGTTGGCAAGCGTCTACTGTTAGAAATTATCCACAAATAGAAACAGATACTGAATTTCAAGCTGAAGGTTATCCAGATTTTCAACTTGATAATCAATTAAAAAGTGGTTATAGTGGTTTTTATTCTTATGTTCCAATCGCTGAAAAAGGAACATATCAAGTAGGTAGTGATACCACACTTACATTTGATGTCAGAAAAGAAATTTTTTATCAGACTGAGATACAATTTCCAAGTGTAGGTACTTTTTATTCAAATTTGGATTTCAATGGGTACAACTCATCTGGTGAAGGTCGTGGAGAAGTAATTCCAGACCAAGTATTAGCTAATTCTGCAGATTCTGACGGTTGCATACCACCAATAGCAGCATGGATTCAAACCAATGAGGCTTTTTCACACAATAGATGTTTATTATTAAAAAATTCTATCACATGGACTCCAAAAATAACTCGATATTTTGACGAGATGAAATTTTTGAAAACATTGAATGTTGATGGAAATTATGATTCTTATTATCGTATATTTGGTGGTGTTGGTCAGTATGCAAGCACAGATGATATGAACCAATATGGAATGCACTATACACAATTTGGTTATGTATTGAAATTAGATGACGCTTTTAATCCAGGAGATTTAATTTATCCAGGTGGTAATCAATACAGAACTTTAAATCAAGTGATAAAAATTTATGATAGAAATGAAGGAACTTTAAGACCATATAGTTCATTAAAAATTTCTTTTATGATGAAAACTTATGATGTTCGTCAACAAGACCATAATGCTTTTAGCAACGATACTGATTTACCTAATAATGAAAGAATTAATAATCCAACATTTGAACAAATGCCAGTCGTTGAAGCTGGAATACCTTATGCTAGTAATAGAAATGTAAATGATAATGCAACTAAAAATTATCACCTTTCACAAATTTCTTATGGTGATTTTAACTCTCTTTCTTATGGTAAAAGAACAAATGATAGTTCTATTGGTTCAAGATTTGGAGGATTGCATAAATTTAAAAACACAGAACTTAATGTATGGGAAAAAATGGAGTTTACTTTTAATTTATCTGCAAATCATGGAACAGATGCTGGTGGTGTAGAGAATTTAGATTTTTTTATAGCTGCTTCTTCAAATGGAATTGATGAAAATGGTAATTTAGAACAATTCATAGCAACAGTTTTAATAGATAACATTGAAGTAATTGAATCATATGATTTTTCACCTGATGTTGATGTTAGGAAGAAAAAAGCAGCTAATGATTATGGTCAAGGTGATTTAACAAAATATTATGATAGAAACATTCCAGAACAATTAGAAGCTTACAATGATACAACTGCTCCATTGGAAGCTCAATTTTATTTTTATCCAAGATACCCAACTAATGAAATATTTGATGAACAGAGGTATGTGATTTATAATGATTTTAAAAATGGTATGTTTTACATATATGATGTGAATTGGGGTGATGGTACTGGAAATGAATTTACAGATGAACCAAAACCAATAGATGAAAATAATGCTTTGTATCATACATATGAAACAAGTGGTGTGTTTGAAGTAACTGGATATATGATAAGAATGAAACCAGATGAAGATTACAATCCTATTGGTGTTGCACATACAAAAAGATTTAGATTAAAAATAAATGTAAACGAAGGATTGGATGAAGAATTTAATTATTTTGGTGGTGATGGTTTTTCATTCATACCATATAAAAACACAACACCAATCATTGGTGGAATTTCAAAACAAAGTAGTTATTATAAAACAATAAATAGACAATTAGGTTTTTTAGGTGATGGGGATAAAACAAATGTAGACTTTGAAAGTGAAGGAAGTCAAGTAAAAACAGAGTTAGCATTAATAAAAATGGATGATGATATAGTTGATGAAG